TATTACAACTGTTGGCAACGGTACTTCTTGTGCAATACAAAATGTTGCACCATCATCGCCATAATATGGAATCATTGGATTCCCTCTCTTATCAAATGTTGAAACAGTATCGCCAGAGAATAAATTAACTCCCCTTTTATACATAAATTTCTGCTTTGTGAATACTGTGTTTCTAACCAATAAGCCAGACTTTTTCAATATTATTGTAGCTGATAATAATTGGTCTACGAATCTCTGGAAAAATGCATTATACTTACCCAAAAACGAATATAAATTAGCAAACGTATAGCCATTTGATAATAATGGACTTTCTGGGTCAAGTGTTGACCTTTTTAAGTATTCTGTATATACTCTAAGTAATGCTGGATACCACCCACCTTTGAAATCACTAATTGTTTTTCTATTCCTTGCGTTAATTAATCTTCTTTGGATTAATTCAATGAATTCCAAAAATGACAATTCGCTAATATCGCCAACACCAAAATTATTATCAACAATTGGGAAATATATCGCATTTCCACCAACAAGATAGTACACACTGATTACACTACCATATTTAATTCCACTCGGCATGAAAATTTCATATTGATTCATTGCATTAACGCTATAATCCATGTATGGTTCTAATGCAATTCCGTCAATCAATACTTTTAAATCACTTGCCTTTGTTACTTTATAATTAAGTTTATAAACATACTTATTCGCTGAAAGATTGAAATATAATTTACTGGTGCTGAAACTATCTACTCTCAGCACTTCACTTCTCATGTTAATGTCATTACTACCAATAACTTCAACATATGCAACCGTTACATTCGGATGCACTGCTAAATATGATACAATATCAGGATTTTGAATAATAATATTATTTGAGCCACCAGTTGAATTTGTTGGGTCAAGAATGTAATCAGCAGTGAATTGACTCGTACCTTTTGTCATCGCAATTCCATTAACAGTAACCTGAATATCACCACGTGGGTGACTTGGGAGTGGTATGTATGTTCCCAATAATGTGGGTTTAATTCTTGCCACAACATACTGAACGGTTATTCCGCTAATTGCGTGAGTACCACCACTATAAACAAACGTTGCTTGAATAACGTCTCTGCGATTACCTGAATTTACTGCATATTCACCATTCAAATAAATTGTATTTGTAGTTGGATTATATGTGTAATCATATTCACTCGAATATGGCGGTGGTGGCATGTCTAAAACACTAATACCATCATAAAAAGTGCTTGGTGTTAATAAGATACCATTATAACGCACTTCCAATCTACCACCCTGAATTTTGTCTGCACTGTATTGAAAAGGTAGTTGGAAACTGGCTTGATTGCCTGTGTAATCCAAAGATATGTTAACAAATGAAAATGGCATCGTATATCCACTCGAATTTGCAGCAAAATCTTTCTTAATATATTCATACACATCATATTCAATACCACGTGATGTGTCAAGTGCCACATCTACTTCTTTTGTGTTTAATACAAGTCTGCTATCTTCCTGATAATATTGTGGAGTTGTATCATCAATTCTCCACGTTGCGCCTGTTTGTATCCACGATTTTCTGTTATCAACTGTCGGTGTTAATCTAAATCCAGCCATACGGAACACATCCATATATGCCTGACCACTATCGGTATCACCTGATACTTGAAAATAAAAATTATTTGTTTCTAATGGCGCAACTGGATATCCAGATGTATCATAAGGTAATGAATTTGAAGGAAAATCTATTTGAGACAATGTTACTGTATTCGGATTAATTTTTCCCTCAACAGTATATACATATTCTGTTATATTTATAAACGGTTCTGGAATACCAATTAACAAAAACATTGATTTTATTGCCTCACGTGTACCTTTTGACTTCCAGAAATAACTTGTGTTAATTAAGATTCTTCTCCAGAGTTCAATATCAATTTCAGCAGGTAATAAATCTTCATGTAAATTTCTTTCTTCATCATTTATCGTTAAAAAGCTATTGACCAATTCAGTTTCATTAACCAATGAAAAATAATCCCAGCCAAATGTTCTTGCCATGTTTTTTATAATTTGGTCTGGAACATTATTAACTTTATCGTAAGTAACACGATTTATGTTAACCAAAGAATCGATAAATTGCCTTATTTGGTCAAATTCCGCACCATAAATTCTCAACAATTTAGTCATCTTACCTTCTTCAGTAAGGTCATATGTTTTAATCGAAAGTGGCGTTAAAAATCTTGCAATAAGGTCTGTTTTAACCGTATCATATTTCCCACCAATGTTTAGCATTGTTTCTAAGAAATTACGATAATTAGTGCCAATGATATCTATGTTATAACCATCAGAAGTTGTCCAAATCACATTTGTATTAGCATATACAATACTACCGTCTTCAAGAAGTGTCGGGTCTTTCATCATAAAACTGAATCCCTTTGTACCAATTCTTTCAGAAACAATATATTTTTCATAATTGCTTAAAAGTGCTCTAAATTCCTCAAATTCTTCATTATTTGGCTTAATGTGAAAGTCAATATTACCAGTAGCACCCACATGACTTGGAAATGGATTTCCTGAAACCCTAAATCTTAAATATTGGTGTCCAGTACTAAATCCAGTAAATCCTAATATTGTGTAAGTGTGTCCTGTTGGATTTTGTGATGACCAAATAAGATATTTACTATATGAAAGATTTAAATTTCTCAATGCATTGCCGTCTGGTGCTGTCATGTTACCTGCATTACAGATAATACCAAATGTGTTTACAGTATATGCTGTGGGTACTTTAAATTCCGAAATGTTAGTCGCTGGGTCATAAGTAAATTCATAATATGTGACATTACCACCAGCAACAACACGTGAACTCGCATATATACTTGCAGGATATGCAAGAATAATATTTTGAACAGAAACTCTTAAAAGTTCATAAGCAGAACCAAATCTAACATATGTATTAAGGTCAGATTTATCTAAATTAAGAACAGCTTCAGTTGTATATTTTAATGCAATTTCAGATTGTGTGTCAGTTAACCCTATTGTTTCTAATGTGACTGGACGAACAAAAGAACTTAATTGAGTTGTATAATCAACATATTTTCTTCCACTTAAATTTGAGGTAACAACAAAATTACCAAACGAAAATATCGTTTGGGATGCAGTATTGTTAAAATAAGTACCATTTAAATTTTCATCGAGAGTACCATATAAACGTATCTGGTCATTATCGATTATTGATTTTACCTTTGCCACAAAATTTTCGTTTTACTATAAATACGGTAAAATAAAAAATCCCAATTCAATAGATTGGGATTTTTATTATTGTTGTTTTTAAATCATTATCCTACAGTAGTAACATCATCAAAATTCTGGCTTTCATCAATAGTTGTTCTCTTTTCCTTAACCTCATATAATGGAACGTTAGTAACATCATCCTTAATTTCATACAAATTAAATTGTTTTGTAATTACCCTATCACTATCGTAATAAGTTAAAATACCTTTCTGAATATCTTTAACCTGTTCACCAGCAACAATATTTGCAATAGTATCTAATGTGTTTTCAACCATTTCCACTTCAATAACAAGCGGATTAAAATATGTGTTGGATATTTGTATCACCGTTCCCGGGATGCCGATATACGGCAATGCGTTTGGCTTAACATCCGATGAACTGCTTGGGGTCACCTGTAAAAACATTAATGAACCTGAATCATCAAATCTATATCTTATTGCTTTTTGTGTGGTGTTTCCAACATTTTCACTTACAGGTACTACTTTATTGGAAGTTACTACATATCTCACAACATTTCTTAATTTTGTACCATCTGAATTAAGATATTCTATTCTACAACCCTGTAATCCATTATTTGCCTTAAAATTATCGGGCAAATCATTAACATCAAGAACAATTCCTTTAACTGTTGGTAATGATGACAACACGCCACAATCCACCATTGTTACGGTTATCATTTTAGGCTTAATGTATATCGTATATATCCCCAATTGTGAAAATATTGTAGCTGGGAGTCTTAAATTAAACAAACCGCTTAATAAATTTTGACCAGCTTGTGGTGTTGAATAATCAATATAATTTGGGTCATCGGTTGGCAATGTTGCATATGATAATAAATCAGTTGAATTCAATTTAAATATTGCATCATTGCTTGATTGTCTGTTTGGCGTATAATTGTAATACATGTCAATATCATTGATATTAACGTCTGCTGGTCTCACTGTGCCATATGTTCCGATTGCCATACTATTATGTGTTTTTTACAATATTAAAATAATTTCCACCAGCATATGTTTCTAATTCAACGAGATTCTTTATATATTCCAACCTATAATTATTTTCAAATGCTGACAGTTCTTGTCTTACTATAAATACATCATCATTAATTTTTGGGTTACTTATTATATTTTCCTTATTAGGATTTTTATAATAAGGCTTATTTATAAAATCTGGACTGCTTATACCCTGTGGTGTATAGGTAAATGTAGTTCCCGTATTTGTTCCAACAAGTTTATCCACATATTTTATCCCACCAA